CAAAGTATCCATTATCTTATAAATACACAGAAGGAATGTACTTAGGTTCTTCTGGAGGAATTAATAATGGCCAGACTTGGACTGTTATGACAGACAATGCTCGTTTGGTTATTAAACCGAAGGGTAAGAAAATCGATACGTTGGAACAAGATCTTACAGCAATGATAGAATTTATTAAAACAGGTAAAGAGCCAGCAATTTATTATGACATCTCCAACAAAAATGAGCACCTTTTTTCATTTATAAAACAATTGAATGATCAAGACTTCAAGGAATGGCTGCTTAAAGACCGTTTATTTGTTATTCCTTCCTCTCTCTATATACACATGGAACGTAGTGTATGTTACCCTCGCATGATGCGTGAGAGGGGTCGGTGTATTCGAATTGGTCATAAGTGGCCTCATGGGGGTGCAGACACTTTGGCAAAGTGTCTGGCTGTCTTTGATACTCCATGGCTTCCTACACTTGTTGCAGGTGACATTTCCGGTTTGGATTTTGGAGTTCAAGCCGGGGATGTTGACTGTTACTGGTCCACTAATACCGCATATCATGATGAGACTGCAGAGGATTTTGAAATTGTTAAGGAAATTTGTCGTTTTCTATGCAAAACTCAAATGGTTCGTATTACTCATCTTGTTGGAGACCTCTGGGCCGCTGTATGGGGAAAGATTCCATCAGGACAATTTGGAACCTCCCATCAAGGCTCAGTAGTGAAATTACAGTATTGGATACGTTATTGCCTATACAAGATTAGGACAGCACCACCTCATCTTCGCGCAAAATTGGAAATGCACTTCATAAATATGATGAGGATTATTGTTTATGGAGATGATTTCATTTACAATAAAGCCATTTTGGGGGCCCTTCATACTTATTTTAGTGGCGAAGGTTATAAACTTTGGTTAAAGCAGTACTTTAATGTTGACGTCAGAGAACTGGAAGATGGTATTCCATTTTTATCAGTTACAAAAGACGGATATTTGATTGTCCAAGGTGTTACTTTTCTTCGTTACCAATTTGTCCTTAATCCTTACTATGGAGACCCTCGATACCCCGGTCAGTGCCGTTACTTGCCATTTCGTGAAACTCGGGATATCATGGTTCGTGCTGCATACTCGAGAGAGGCAAAAGCTAGGGAACCTTTGGATGTATTGCTCTCAATTATTTCTCACGCCTATGGAACTTATGGATCAAACAAGGATGCGTATGATCGTCTCATGATACTTTACAACACAATTTATCGAGGTGAAGGATATGAGGAAGGCACCCTTAAGGCAGAGCTTGAGCGTCGAGCTGCTTCCAGGGAAATGGCCAAAATTCGTCAAATGGGCCTTACTCCTGAGGAGATAGGCAGAGGATTCCCATCCTGGGACACAATAATAAGAAAGAATACATATGATCCCTTATATCAAGACATCTCTCGAGAATTCGCTTGTGATGACCTCGACTTCTTTTCCGCAGAAGACTACGATTGGTAGCTTCTTTTAACCTTTCTTTTAGTAACGTC